CGCATCTTGCTGAGGTGTGGGATGCGAATACGTGTCGAGCGTGCAAGGCGATCCTTTCGCAGCTTGATAAGGCTGAGGCTTCTCCGTACTGCGAGTGTTGTCGGATGGATGCTGATCCGCCGGAGTATTACGAGCGCAACGTGAAGATGTACGGGAGCGAGTGATGGTGAAGGGCCGGATTGGTAAGGCGAAGGCTGCTGCTGCTATGCAGCGTCGGTTGGATCGAGCAGCGGCGAAGGCGGCACGTAAGGCATTGCGTAAGCAGAGGGCTTGACGCGCGTAGCTTTGTGTGTGTAGGGTGGGCGAACCCTAGACCTGAGGAGGTCAAACTAATGAGTAAGATGGGCGAGAAGTTTACAGAGCAGCAAGCCAAAGACTTCGAGGATCGAGGAGTGAACCGATCCGAAGAGCTGGCCGACTTGCTTACCATTACGGAGATGGCGGACATTATCGGCGCGCTTTCGTACGCTTGCAACAGTGTGCATTTTCGCACTGATGGAATGTTCGCGATCCGTAGTGTGATGTGGGAAGCAAAGGCCATTGCCGAGCGCAACGAGTACGCTGGAGACTACGACTACCCGGAGGATGCATCGTGAATAGCATCGACGCACGATACGAGAAGATCGACACCACACTAGAACGAGTAAACGCAATCTTCGGAGACAACCCAAACAGCCGCGACTATGGCTATGACTGTCGCAACCTGCTCGGCCTGGCTGATTATCACGCCAAACGATTCTCGTATCGTATGGCCGATTCGATCCTGAGCTTGTTGGGTGAGATGCTGGATCGGTGGGAAGTCGAAGAGAAAGAGCGTGTCGAGTTTGATGCGTGGTGTGATGAGCAGGAAGCAGAGTATGCGCGAAAGATGAACGCATGATTCTTCGCGCGAACCTAACTATTCCCAAAGCTGGCGCGTACATTGTTGCCGTGCAAAGCGTTCCTGATAGTTGGCTTGTATGTAACGTGCCTAATCTTCTTGCGTTTGCCAATCGTCGTCCGGGGTTTGGATTCTATATGGCGGGCGGTGTCGAATCTACGTTGCTTGGTGGGTTGCGAATGATTCGAGAGGCAGAAGTAACAGCCTGGTAGTCGCTGCTGCTGCTGCTGGATTGGGGGAGCCGGACTAGTGCCGGTTCCCCCTTTTTATTGGCGCGTAATCAGCAGCTCTCTGCCGCTTGCAATCCGTACCGGCTACGTGTACGCTGCGTCGTGCCATCCTAACTATCGGAGGAAAACAAAATGGCTAGAGGGTTTACGCAAGACGAGCAGGCAATCGTGGCGCAGTGGCTATACAATGAGCTGACTGCCGCGGGAATCATTCCCGAGTCCGCTCGCATCGAAATCGTGGAAGGCAGCCGCACGTATGGGCGCTGTTGGTACGTGGCGGTCATTCCTGCGCATCGCTCCGCGCATTATTCGATCCCTGGCATTGGCGACTTGCGCAGCGTCACCGCCGCCGAGTGCCAATCAACCTGTCGGGCCGTGGTAAACGCGCTTATTGCGGCACGTAGGGTACGCAAAGGGGATACGTACATGGTTAGCCGGTATGAGGATTTAGCGAACGCGGAAGCGGTGTCGGCATGACCTCGCAGGCGTTCACCGATTGGCTATCCGTTATCGTGGTCACCGATGACCCCGCCAATGGTGGCGCGGGCATCCTCGCGCTAGGCGACTGCAAAAAGTGTGACGGGATTGGCATCGTTGAGAATGTCGGCACACGCAACGGATCGCCACAGTTAGAGTCTTGCGCCGAATGCAACGGCACCGGAACGATTCCCGCCGCTAATCCTGACGAAGTGCAGGATAACGGCTACGCGCCATGCCCCGAGTGCGACGCGGTGCGCGTAGTCAATGGGCGCACGTGGCGACGATTGTCTAACGGGCATTACGCGCTAGACGAAGGGAACCGATCGGATGCGCCGAATGGTGCGGCATGACCGACCTACTCGACACCCTGAAGCTGACCGCGCTAATCGTGGGGCCTGCGCTCCCCATGCTCGCGCTGCTATTCCTGCCGACTCGGCGCGACTAGTGTCACACTCAGAGGCCCGGCACGCTTCTACAGGTGCCGGGCCTTCGCTTGCAATCGTTCGCCTAGTGTGCATACAATGCTCACAGGCACCCTAACTATCGGAGGAAATAACCCCATGCCTAATGCCACCACCGCTACAACGTTCGATACCGAATCCCGCGAGCTTGCACGTGATGCACTCGCCGCGCTGATCCTCGCCGAATCCGCCGCCTATATGCAATCGTCACTTTTTGACTTCGGCGGAGCGTGGAGCGATTCCCCTATCGGATCCGCACTACTCGCTGCCGAGACGGCGCTCCGTATCATCGCTGACGATATGGACGGTCGGGCACCCGGAGACTTCGCCGCCATGATCGCAGCGCAAACTGCCTACACGGAGCAAGTATGGGCTGACCGCTAGTCCCAGCACCACATACAACGCACGGCAGAGGCACCCCGGCTACGCCTAGCGGGGTGCCTTTCGCATTGTCTGCTGCTGCTACTGCTGCTGAACCGCACCACGCAAAACGTCAAGAATCATCCGCGCAAACAGCTCGCACTCAGCACCACAAACCCATTGACCCGCCCCCCTGGATGTGCGAGATTACACGTACGGCAACCGCCGCACCCCTAGACCTGAGGAGGTCACGCAATGCCCACGTACACCACGATCACAGAGAACCAGGACGGAACGTTCAGCGTCACCGTTCACGATGCCGCCGCGCTTCGCCGCATCCAAACGATGTGCGACGTCATTCGCGACGATCACGAGACAGACGACGAGGAGCGCAACGCAATCGCGGACTACGCAGAAGATCTGTACCGCGTCATCAACGACGCCCTCTACCTCTACACTGACCGCGTTGTCTGCGAATCGTTCGAAGGCACCTGTCCGAACTGCCCACCCAACGGCACCAGCGGCGCGCCATGCGCAGACTGCACCACAGAAATCACCACCAGCGAAATCACCACCGCCGAAGACCCGGACGACTGCGCCTATTGCAGCGGCGACGGCTCCCAACACTGCACACACCTCCTCACCGGGGACACCGAATGCCCCGACTGCGGCGGCGACGGCGCATTCCCATCCCGCAGCGGCGGCAACGTCTGTGAAGGATGCAACGGCACCGGCAACGCCGACACATGCCAGACCTGCGGCACCACGAATGACCTACACCGCCACGGCACAGACGTACGCTGCCACGCCTGCCGCCTGGACGACGACCTCCGCGCAGCAGGCATCCTGCCAGCACCCCACCACACCGGGCCGGCTGGACTCGTAGAGTGGATGATGCGCGGCGGCACCACCCAGCGCTAATCCGCACGCCCCACACTAGCCCCGTCGCGTCACGTTGAGCGACGGGGCTTACTCATGCCCAAACACCAGGCAACCCGGAAACCCTATTCGCTCGTGTGGGCATGAGGCTTCGCGCGTAGCGCTCGGGTGGGCAGAGCTAGCTCCGGGCACCCTACCCCGCACCCCACCAGGCAACCCGCCACGCCAACACGCACCCAACGACACGCCACCCAACCCCCCCAACACGCGCACATCTTATCTAGACGTAGGGCTTGTTTTCTTTTGGGTATGTTTTGTTTATGTGGTTTGTTGTTTTGTTGATCAATCATTCAACAAACCTAATGGCGTGACTGCGCGCGGTTTTTGCTCCCCCCCTTTCCCCCCCTCATTGGGGTGACGCACGTGTGGTGCGTTGGGGTTGGTTGCAGCTTGTCTGTTCGCTGCTGGCAGCAATGTCATTGGGATGAGGGTTGGCATTGCTGCGCCGATGCCCCTCTGACGGGCAATATCTCCGATAGCGAGTCGGATCGCTTGGTATTGTAACACGTGTGGAGTACGAGGATTGGTCTACGTGGGTGTTTCGTTGCTGGTTTGCTAGTGGTGATCAAGGACGGTTGGTGGTTCATGCGGCGTGCGAGTATGATGCGTGGGTGTCGTTTCGCGTGTTGACTGGTATCCTGGTGAGTCTTGATGGGTTGGAGCATTACTAAGTGACTAAGCGTGCTGATTTGAAGATGCAGCGTGAAGATAAGCGGACGGCTGTTGAGAAGTTCGGGTTGGATGATTCTGCTTTTCTTGTTGGGGGGTATCGGAATAGTGTGAAGCCTTCCGAGTTGAGTGGTGAGCAGATGGATGAGGCGATTGAGATGGCTGGGCTTGGTGCGTTTGAGTCTGCTATTGCTAGGGTGCTTGGTGTGTCGGAGAATACGTTTGTGACGGCGCTTCGTGGTGGTCGTTTGCGTGAGAAGAAGATGTATATCGAGTTTTCGGATCGGTTTTATGAGGCGCGTAAGCAGCATATGAAGCGGAATCTTCGTGTGATGAATGATGCTGTTGAGGAGGGTGATTGGAAGCCTGCGGCGTGGCAGCTTGAGCGTAGTTTTGGGTTTCATAAGCAGGAAGTGGTGGAACATGAGGTTGGGCCGCAGACTCTTTCGTTGATGCAGTTGGCGCAGATTCCGATTGAGGATGCGCGTGCGGCGCTTGAGGTTGAGGCTGAAGAGGTTATTGTTGAGCCTAATGATGCTGCGTGAGCAACGAACTTGATCGAGCAGCGTTAGAGCTTCGCACAAGAATGGCTGACCCGGTGTGGAAAGCCAAGAATTTGTTTGGTTTTGAACCCTGGTCTAAACAGCGCGAAATTCTAAAGGCGCTTCGTAAGCACAAGCGTGTCGCTGTTCGCTCTTGTCATGGTGTTGGTAAGACGGCAACGGCTGCTACTGCTGTGCTTGACTTTATGACCGAAGGCCCATGCCGCGTAATCACCACAGCACCAACATGGAGTCAGGTCGAACAACTCTTGTGGCGCGAGATTGCTGTCAGGCACTCAAAGATCCCTGGAGGCAAAGACGCATTCGGCAAAATATTCAAGTCAAGCCTTGAAGTTAGGTCTGATTGGTTCGCAATGGGACTATCAACAGACAAACCAGAACGATTCCAAGGTCATCACTCTCCCCGCATGATGCTCGTCGTAGACGAAGCTAGTGGTATTGACGAAGCAATCTACGAAGCATCCGAAGGATTCCTCACCGCCGAAGAAGCTCGCGTCCTACTCATTGGAAACCCGACTCGACCAACCGGAACATTCTACAAAGCCTTCCAAAAAGACTCTGGATGGTACCCCGTTCACATGAGCGCCTTTGACGCGCCATGCTTTACGAACGAGCGCGTATCCAAAGAAGCCCAGCGAGCTTTGATCACGCAAGAATGGGTGCAAGACGCTAAGCAACAGTGGGGCGAAGACTCTGCTGCGTACAAGATTCGCGTTCTCGGAGAGTTTTGTGAAACTACTGGTCGCCAATACTTTAGTTTTCTTGAAAATGTTGCGTCCACACAACCTAAAAAGCGTGGTTTTATTCGTGGAATGCCTGTCCCTGGTGGGCGTATCGAGTTTTATGAGGACTCTAAGGGTGGTATGCGCATGTGGGAAACGCCCAAAACGGGTGTTCGCTACCTAATTTTTGCTGATGTGGCTGGATCAGTAAGTTTTGACGAGTATGAGCGCCGAGAATCTCGTATTGGCGTAGGATCTGGATCGGATTATTCTGTAGCAGAAGTTCTACGCCTAGATAATGGTGAACAAGTCGCAGAAATCCGCTATCGCGCTGATGTTGACGAGTTTGCTGATGATCTTGCGCGTCTTGGACGCTTGTATAACGATGCGATGCTAGCTGTAGAGCGTAATGGGCCGGGAGCAGCTGTCCTTACCCAGCTAAAGAACGTGATGGGGTATCCGCATATTTGGCGACCACGTAATCCGATTCATATGAAGACGCGAATGGATCAAACGCTTGGTTGGAATACGACTGCGGCGACTCGACCAATGATGCTTTCCGCTATGCAAGCCGTTATTCGTGATGAGCCTGGCAGGATTAAGAGCGAATTGCTTATTGACGAGTTGCGGACGTTTGTGTTTAGGGATCGTAATGGTAAGGAGCCGCGTCCAGAGGCGGATGAGGGTTGTCACGACGATCTTGTAATGGCGATGGGTGGTGCGCAAGCTGTTTGGCAGCAAGAGGCACAATCGCCTATTCGTCTTGCGGAGAAACCTAAGTCTAAAGTTGAGGCTTCAATGCAGAAGCGTGCGCCGCGTTTTGTGGTTGGTCGCGGCTAGGAGATCCGCGAGTGAGCGGGTGAGGGTTGGTTTCTCCTAGCCGCCCGAGCACCGTAGCATGTATGATTCTTGTATGCCAGTTAAGGGTACGGATTACAAGAAGGGCGATTTTAAGAAGTTGTCGGCTAAGTTGGCTGCTAAGGGTAGTCGTGATCCGAATGCGCTTGCTGCGTGGATTGAGCGTCGTAAGTATGGTGCTAAGAAGTGGGCGAAGATTCAGAAGGCTGGACGTAACGATTAGTTATGGCTGGGTTTGTTCCGCCTAGTGGTGCTCGTGCTGCTGCGCGTCGAGGATTAGCACTCGTATCCAAAGGCAAAGCTGGTGGTGGTTTTGAGTCGGCTACTGCTGCTCGCGCACGAAAGATTGCTGCTGGAGAACCATTGACTCGTAATCATGTGATGCGTATGCACTCGTTTTTTGCTCGTCATGCGGTTGATCAGAAACCCGGTTGGGATACGCCGGGTAAGGAGACTCCCGGTTATGTTGCGCATGAGGCGTGGGGTGGTAGTGCTGGAGCGTCGTGGTCGGCTAGTCTTGCGAATAAGCTTCGCCAATCCGGTAAATAGGTTATAGTGTTTGTGTGAATAAGCATTCTAAGTACGCAAAGCTTGTTTCTTCGCTTCGCGCTAAGGGGTCTAAAGATCCTCGCGCGCTTGCTGCGTATATTGGTCGTAAGAAGCTTGGTGCGGCAGAGTTTCAGCGTAGGGCGGCTGCTGGTCGTAAAAAGTCCGGTAAGTAAGGTAGTATTTACTCATGGCTGGACAGTCCGGCGGTGGTGGAACCCGCGATAAGTACGCTAAGGAAAAGAAAGCTGCTCTCGCTAAGTCTCTTGTTGATGCAGCAAAGGGCAATGCAAAACAGGGTGAAGCTCTAAAGACTGAGCGCGCTCGCAATGAGGCTGCGCATCCTGGTAAATACCAGCCTAAGCAACCGTCGCATGTTGGAATTGGGAAGTTTGACCCAAACGCTACAAACAGATTGAATACGGCTATTGATGTTTCAATGAAGCGTGAAGGAAGCAATCCAAATAGAGGAATTGGTAAGCCAAATCCGTATTCGTACATTAACCCTAAAAACAAAGTTCAGCAGTCTCCTTCGTAATGGCTTCGCTCGATAAGCTCAAGAAGAAGAATCAGCCGCAAATCAGCGTTGCGCTTCTTCGCATAAAGCCTATGTCGCACGACAAAGCACAAATGGATGCTATGTCTAATACGCATGGCGATATGAACATGATGGATCAGAAGCCTACAAATAATGCTACGCCAGACACGGGCGAAGACACTACCGAAGGTGGTACGCATCCGGCTGGCACCGAACCAGCCCCGAGTAATTCGCTTGCCGGAGAACTCCAGGATCTTCTTAACAATGTTAGTGCGTACTACATCACGGCACACCAGTTCCATTGGAACATTACTGGCCCTGATTTTGCAGAGTTTCACAAGTTCTTTGGCAAAATCTATGATGATGCTTTTGAATCGCTTGACGGTCTTGCTGAAAGTATTCGAAAGCTTGATCAGATGGTTGATATTGAGTTTGGCCAGCCCGACGAATGCAATGGCGTAGACGAAATGCTTAATTGCCTATTTGATATGAATAAGGCGCTTATTGATCAGTATAAGAACACGATTGATTGTGCTGATAAGTATCGCGAACAAGGCATCCTAAATTTTCTTGCTGATCGTCTTGATAAGCATCAGATGTTCCAATGGCAGTTGACCTCGTTCAAGGCTTGATAGGATAGAGACATGAGCGTTCCCCCGAACATAATGAGCGCAGGCCCAGCAATGGGCGCTCCGCCAATGAGTGCCGCGCCTATGGGTATGCCGATGGGCGCGCCTCCCGCACAGACTCCTGCTGGAGCAGCACTTCCGGGCATGGCGCAGCTTGCTCAGGCTCAGCAGGCTCAGATGATGCAGATTCAGGATGAGATGAATAAGCAGATCATGATGCTTATCGCTTCGCTTCCTACGCCGAATCCGGCTGGCAATGCGGCTGTTACTACGCCAACTACGCCAATGATGAGCAGCCCGACGGATCAGCAGAGCATGAGTGGAGCTGCTACGCCTGGCGCGATGGGGGGTTCTCCTAGTGGCTACTGATAAGTTTTCGCAGACTGAGCGTGGCATTCTCGCTCCGTATACTCGTGCTGTTACGGTTACGCCGAGTGATTCTTCGGATCTTACTGAGGTTCCGCGCGCGCTTCAGATTCATGCTGGTACTGGTTCTACGCCAGTTAAGGTAATGATGGTTGGTGATTCTACTCCGGTGACGTTCCAGCTTCAAACGGGATATATTTTTCCGCTTCGAGTGTCGCGTGTTTACGCTACGGGTACGAGCGCGACTACTGTCATCGCGCTGTACTGATACACTTAGCGCGTGACGTACACAACTCCGACTCCGAGTACGGTATCTGCTGGCGATACGTTTCCAGCTTCGGCGTATAACATTATTAGTGCTGATCTTCAGGATCACGAGACTCGTATTAAGACGGGTGTTGAGTCGTATACGACGGCTCAGAAGACTGCGCTTACTAGTGTGGCGACGGGTACGGTTATTTACGACTCTACCCTTGGGGTTATGCAGATGTGGAATGGGTCTGCATGGGTTCTTTTGTCGGGAGAAACCAAGATTTCTTCTGGATCAATTCCTATTGGTTTGGTGGCAACAAGCGGAACGTATCTTATTCCCCTAACTGCCACTACTACGTTTACGCGATTTCGCTTGTATATTCATAACTTTTTGAATCGTGGAAGTGTGTATGTGCGTCTTGCAAATGGTTCAACTGTTGATTCTTCAACGAATTACAACATTACAAGTACAAGTTCATTGACAGCAGGTATCAACCATATGGGAGAAATTATTCGCGGAGATGTTTCTTCAACGGGATTGAATACTTCAATTGCTGACATTGTTAATCCAAATGTAAACCTTCCTACTGCATTAATAACTCGATACAACTCCCCCGCACTTACGCTTGTTACTGGTGGGGCGCACACTCTTTATGTTTCTTACGACACAATTTGTTTGTGGGTTGACTCAACAACGACTGCAACAACGCCGTGGACGTTGTTCGGGGTAGCAACATAATGCCTTACACTCGACCATACGCAACAGGCTTCGTAGACTACCCCGACACCAGCACGCCAATGACGGCTGCCGTTATGAACACAATGGATCTCGGCATCAAAGGTGCCAATGATCAGATCCAGACCCTCACTACCGCACAACGCACAGCGCTTACGCCAACCGTCGGTCAGATGGCGTACGACTCTACTCTCAACGAACTATTCGTCTACCTAAACGGCGCAGCTGGTAATGCTTGGTTTGGCCTAGGAAATTATATTGTCTGCACCAGCACGACCCGTCCTGCTACGCCATTTAATGGTCAGCGCATTCACGAGACCGACACGCTAAAACGGTACGTGTATACCGGTGCTGCGTGGATTGAAATGACAAGCGGTATCCAGGTGATGACGACGGCGCAGCGTACTGCGTTGTCAAGTCCTACGGTTGGCACGCTTATTTATGATTCAACGCTTTCCGAGTTGTTTGTGTATACGAATGCTACGGGTGGTAATGCGTGGCAGGGCATTGGTAATACGCTGATTGGTACGTTTGCGACTCGTCCTAGTGCGCCGTTTGTTGGACAATTGTTTTATCAGACTGATACTGATGAGCTTGTTAAGTATGTTACTGATGTTGATGGTACGAATCGTTGGATGGTTGCTGATCACGATTTTCGTCGCAATCTGGTAATTAATGGCGCTTTTGATTTTTGGCAGAGAGGAACCTCGTTTAACCCGACAAGCGCGTCAACTGCAAGTGGCGTAAACTATGGCGCTGATCGTTGGCAGTTTTGTCAGGCGACTTCAAGCACTGCTGCGTTTACTCGACAGGCAATTGGTTCTACTGATCCTGTTGGTTTCAACTATTACCTTCGCGTTCAACGTGCAAGTACGTTGACGCACGTAACTCCGTATTTTATTCAGACAAGTTTTGAGTCTCAGAATATTCAGGCTGTTCGTGGTAAGTATGTGACGCTGAGTTTTTGGGCGCGTGCTGGTGCTAATTATTCGGCTGCTTCGTCGAACCTTGTTGCTTCAATTGTGACGGGAACCGGTGGCCCGGATGGAACCGTTGGCGCGGGTACGTTGACGACGTATAACACTGCTGCAAATAGTGTTTTGACGACTTCGTGGAAGCGGTTTACGCTTACAACAACTGCTGCTCTTGGAACAACGGTCACACAGTTGGGTATTCAAATTGCATTTACGCCGGTTGGTACTGCTGGTGCTGCTGACTATTTTGACATTACGGGTGTGATGGTTGAGGTTAGCACTGCGCCGTCTGATTTTGAGTTTCGTGATGCTGGTGAGGAGCTTCGTCGGTGCCAGCGATACTATTATCGTATTCAGGCAACGGCCAACTCACAAGTTGGTATTTTTGGAATGGGAGTATGCAATACAGCCGGAGCAGCAAATATTTCTACGCCTTTCCCAACAACAATGCGAGCGGCCCCAACGGCACTAGAACAAAGCGGTACTTCTGCTAATTACGCTGCTTATGTTGCTAATGCTACTTTTGTTGCTTCTTCTATCGCCCCAGCATTTTCTAGCGCAAGTACAGTTAACGCAGCAACCGTATTTACTGGATCAACTCTTGTTGCTGGACAAGCGACTCTTGGAAGTTCGGGCACGGCTTCTGGTGCTAGTGCATATCTTGGCTGGTCTGCCGAACTGTGATCGAATCCTCCGACCCCAAAAAACTACTAGACCGATTCCAAAAATGCTGGCAACAGTCTGACCAGAAGCACCTTCAGAATAGAGAGTTCTACAAGAAGTGTGATGATGGGTATAACGCAGTCATCAAACCGTCAACAAGCGAATGGCAAAGTGACTTGCATCCGCCATACGCGCTTCAGATCATTGACATCATTGAATCCAACATCGTGGATGATGATCCTGATGTGCGAGTAATTGCTTCTCAGCCTCAGTACGAAGAGGGAGCCGAGATGCTTACGCATATCCTGAAGCAGCAGCGGTACAAGGATAATTTTGGTGAGAAGTATTCACTATTCGTTAAGCAGGCTCTTATTCGTGGAATTAGTGTTGCAAAAATTCCGTGGCTAGAGGAATGGCGTAAGATTCCCACGCCGAATTACAAGCCTGATCCGCTTGGTATGCGGAAAGAGTTTCAAACGGTTCCGCATCGTCAACAGCCAGGGTTTGTCAATGTAGACGTGAATCATTTTTTGTGGGATGCGAACGCTACAAGCCTTGATGATGCTGAATACGTGTTTTTTCGTACGTACGAATCTAAACGTAGTCTTGAGGCTGCTGGTGTGTACGAGAATCTTGATCAGATTGAAGAGATGCAAACGACACTTGCTGCGGATACGCGCGAGCGTCGTAATCGTGTAGAGGTAACTGAGTGGTGGTGGCGTGATGGTAACTCGATGCGCCTTACCGTAGTGGCGAATCGGAACACGATTATTCGCGACATTATTAGTCCGTTTTGGCATGGCGAGTTCCCGTTTGTTGTTGCGAATATCATGCCGCAGAACTTTTCGTTTCGTGGCAAGAGCATGGTTGAGATCATTAGTGATCTTCAGATCGCATTGTGGGAACTTCAGAATCAGCGTATTGATAACTCTAAGTTCATGGCGAATGCGGCTATGTTTGTTGATCCGAACACGGATCAGCAAGACATTCGTTTGTATCCGGGTGCCGTAATTCCGCTTCGACCTGATCAGGTTCAAGCGTTTCAGCCGAATATCAGCATTCTTCAGCCGAGTGTGCAGGCTGAGGAGATGATTAAGGGTGATCTTCAGAACATTACGGGAGCTGTTGGTTACTTGTCGGGCGCTTCTAATACGCAGATTGATCAGACTACGGCTACTGGCATTTCAGTAATTAGTAATATGGCGGCTAAGCGCATTATTCGCATGAAGCAGCAGATTATGTATGCGATGCGTCGAGCTGGTGAGCAGCAAATTGCTTTGAATCAGCAACTACTTCCTGGCCCTGTTGCTGTTCGTATTGATCAGAACGCTCAGAATGATTGGCGTATTGTTACGCCTACGGATATTCAAGGGCAGTATGATTTTCGTGTGGAGGATGCGAACGAGTCGCTTATGCGGCAGGAGCGTCGTGCCGAGTCGCTTGCGTTTGCTAATTGGTTTGGTCAGAACTATATGCTTCTTGTTCAGAGTGGAGTGCAGCCGAATATGCGCCGCGTCGCTGAAGACGTTATTCAGGCGTTTGATGAAGATCCGAAAGAATATATTGGTGATTCGGGCGAGGCTCCTAGTCAAGTGCAGAACCCGCTCTTGGTCGGAGGGTTGGGTCAGTCACAGCCGGGGGCGACAACCCCGCCGGGTGGCATGATGCCGCCTACTGCTCCTCCGGGCGTTCAGCCTGGTGGTGCGCCGCCTATTCCGCTGCCCAATGGGGCCGCTCCCGGCCAACCAAACCAGTAGTCCGACCAACCGACCTTCCGACCGGAGGAAAACATGAGCGAGTTTGATGAGAGTGTGGAGTCTGATCCGATTGCGGATGCGATTCTAAATGGTGGTGTTCCACCAGTTCCTACGCAGGATGCGCCTGTTGAGTCTGGTGCTGATACTGGCGAGTCGTTTGATCAGGGAACTGTTGATGATCTTCTTCTTGGAAAGTTCAAGTCGCCGGATGATCTTGCTGAGGCGTATAAAAATCTAGAGTCCCAGTTTACGCAGAATAATCAGCGCCTTTCAGAGCTTGAGTCGCTTCTTATGGCTGATGAGCCTGAGGATGCTCCACAGCCGTGGGGTATGACGTTTAATGGTGAGCCTGAGAATGAAGAGCAGTTGATTGGTTGGGCTGAGCGTGATCCTGGTGCTGCTGCTCAGTGGGCTGTTGCGAATGGTAATCGTGTTCCTGCTGAGACGGTGAATAGTCTTTGGGAGCATTGGTTTGAAACTAAGCCTGCTGAGGCTAATCAGTGGTATGTTCAGCAGCAGACTAATCAGGTTCGTCAGCAGTATGAGGAGGAGTTGTCTGCTCTTCGCGATCAGATCACTCCGCTTCGTGATCAGCAGACGCAGACGTTGTTTGAGTCAAGCCTTGAGTCGCTTGAGTCTCAGATTCCTGATCTTGCTGATTATAGTGAGAAGATTCAGTCGTATATTGACAATATTCCTGTTGATCAGCTTCATTTAGCGTTTTTTCCGCAGGGTATGGATACGCCGCAGAAAATTCAGGAGGGCGTTAAGAGTTTGTATGCGATTGTGCGTATGCAGGAGGCACAGTTTGAGCCTGCACAGCAGAATCAGAATGCTGCTTTTACGCAGTCAAGGCAGGGCGTTGTTGATCCTGGCCCTGTTGATTATGATGCTAGGATCAATGCTGCTATTCTAAATGGGTAGTTCCGACCATGTGTGGCCCAACCCGACCGTTGGACAACCGCAAAAACCCGTAAACACTCTTATCTAGAAAGAAGATTAGGTTATGCCTACTATCCTCTCTGGGGTCGTTGACGACGCGGATATTCTGTCCAATCAGCGCGTCGTTGATATGTCCCCCACCATCGCGCAGCTTGAGCCTGATGAGGCTCCGCTGACGACGATGCTTCAGAAGCTCGGCAAGCGTTCTGCTTACTCGCAGAAGATTGAGTGGCTGTCGGACGAGCTTATGCCTCGCCTGACGACGCTTAGCGCTTCCGCTGCTTCTTCGGACACGGCCATCGCTGTTGCGACTGGTACTGGCACGTATTTCCGTGCTGGTGACGTTGTTCGTTTTGCCACGACGGGCGAGAACGCTAGCGTTTCGGCTGTTTCGGCTAACACGATCTACGTTACGCGCGCTCTTGGTGGTGTCACTGCTCTCTCCGCTGCGAGCGGCATTGACCTCATTAAGATCGGCAATGCGGCTGCTGAGGGTGCAACTCTTGGTACGCTCGTGCAGACGAAGAAGGTTGCCAACTACAACTACGCGCAGATCCAGCGTGACCCGTGGGGCTTCACGAACACGCTGGTCGCGTCGAAGCTGTACGGTGGCCCGGAACCGGCTAACGAGGCGAAGAAGAAGCTTATTGAGCATAAGCGTCAGCTTGAGAACACTCTGTTTTGGGGTGTTCGCGATCTGAATACCAGTGGTGGTACGCCGATTGGCTATTGCGGTGGTATCTTCCAGTACGTCACGTCGAACCTCACGTCCGGCGTTGGTACTCTTACGGAGAGCGTGTTTGAGACGTTCCTTCGTAAGGCGTTTCGTTATGGTTCGCAGAACAAGGTTATGTTCTGCTCGCCGCTCGTCGCTTCGGCTCTGTCAAGCTTCCCGCAGGGCAAGCTTGCTCCGCCGTCGCCGAGCATTGACACGTACGGCGTGTCGCTGTCTACGTATCAGAGCGCGTCTGGTGCGCAGGTGCAGATCATGGTGAAGCGCGACTGGTACGATTTCCAGTCCGCGTCGAACCAGTACGGCGGCATTGGTGTTGTCGTGGATATGGACGACGTTATTATGCGTCCGCTTCGCGATACCGAACTGAAGCCGATGCGTCAGAACAACGACGAGGATTCCGTCAAGCAGGAGTACCTGACGGAGTGGTCGTTCCAGATCGGCCTTGAGAAGAAGCACGCTATCATCTCGGGTATCACCGGCTACTAAGCCAAACTTAGAAGGAGGGGGTCACAGTTTTGTGGCCTCCTCCTTCTAGTCCAATCCGACCTTCCGACCGGGAGAATCATATGCGTTTCGTTAGTCGCCACTCGCACTACACTTTTGTTGCTCGTCCAGATGTTGTTCAGATGGTCATTGGCCCTGGTGGAGTGATGATCCCTCAGACGGTTCAGCAGTCTATTTCGTGTGATTTTCAGCATGGCATGGTGCGTCCTGAAGAGATGGAGATGGCTAAGCAGCATTGGCTTGGTTTTGGTCGTCGCGATGATGGGACTCTTAGTGCGTATGGTGCTACGCCTACGACTGTTGTTGGTGTTGTTAATGGTGAGGCGCATGAGGGTTGGAATCCGGATCTTATGTTTAGCGTGTTTGATACGGATAGCATTCCTAATGAGGATGATCGTAAGGAGTGCGAGGATCGAATGTTGAATGATGCTGGTAATGGTAATCATTACATTCAGGTGAGTGGTAAGAAGCTTGATCCGCCGTGGCCGACGTATGAGCAGATGCAGGGTAAGAAGGGACAGCCGACGAGTGCGCTGATTTGTAACATGATTCGCGAAGGTGGGTATGATCCGGATTATGTGATTGCGTACGAGCTTCAGCGTGAGCGTCCGCGTTACGATATTCCGAAGGCGATTGAGGCTTTGAAGGTCGAGTTGGCTGCTGATGCTGTTGAGAATGCTTCGCTTAATCGCGAAATTCCAGCGTAATGCATCATAATATTGCTGCTTATGAGGCGGCTGTTAGGCGGCATGTGACGGTTCTGATTCCGTGGCATGGTAAGGATGAGGATCTTCTTAGGGAGACGCTTAGGTCGCTTCCTCGTGGTGTGCGTGTGTGCATTGCGAAGAATGCTGGTAAGCATGAGATGGCTATGGCGTTTAATGCCGCGTTGGATACGATCACAACGAAGTATGTGTTTGTGATGGGGTCTGATGATCTTCTTGATAAGAAGACGTTGTGGCGTTTGTGGGAAGCTGCGATTGGTTATGACGGTTCGTATCCGTGGATGCTTGGTTTTGGGGTGCAGCGTTTTAGGATGATCGTTGAACCCTGGTCGCCTAAGCGTATTCAAGATAAGAATCTGTGTGGCGCGTTTTTGTGTAAGACTCGTGTGATTAAGAGTGTTGGCGGGTTTCGTGATGTTCCGATTGAGGATTGGGATTTGACGTATCGGATCGCTAAGGCGGGTTTTCGTTTGAATCCGGCTCCGCTTGCTCGGTATGGTTATCGGCAGCGTGATGAGGGTTTGCATCGTTCAACTGTGCGTGAGGCTGGAAAGTTGGGGATGAGTTGGTCGGATCTTGCTCCGTATGATCAGCGTGAGGATGTGCCTGCGGTGTTTTATGAGTGGAAGATGGATGGTACGGGGTATGTGCGGTGCGAGTTAGCTTCGCGTACGACTGATTCTATTGTTCGTATTATGTTTGATACGCAGGATGATCATCAGGCTAATGCGTGGGTGTATCAGTATCCGAATAAGGATGCTCAAGAGTTTTGGGATCTTGGCGCAAAGCTTGGCAAGAAGCGCGTTATTGATGTGGATGATAATTACTTGTCACGGGATCTTCGCGAAATTGTTGGTCGGTATCATAAGAAGAATGGTGAGATGTGGGGTGATCGGCAAGAGTCGCATAAGCGGATGGTGCGTGAGGCCGACTCTATTATTTGTGCCACTCCAGCTCTGGTCGAGTTGTATTCAGAGTTGAATTCGAATGTGGTGTTGTGTGAGAACACTGTTGATCCTGCTGATTGGCCGAAGCCGTCTTCGCGTAAGAAGATTGTTGGGTGCGTGTTGAGTACGAATCATCTTGACGATTTGCATCTTGTTGAGGATGCGATGCGGTATGCGAGTATGAATGATGCTGAGGTTCAAGTTGTTGGTCTTGATCCTGAGTGGGATTTTTCGTATACGCATATTGGGTTTACGCCTGGTGTGGCTGCGTATCGTCGCGTGTTGTCTAAGTGGAGTATTGGTTTAGCGCCAGTAGTTGATAATGATGTTACCCGTTGCAAGAGTGACCTTAAGTGGCTTGAGTTTACGATGAGTGGTGCTGCTCTTGTGGCTAGTGATAGTGAGGCGTATAAGCTTGTTCCTGATGATTCGCTTATCCGCGTTGATGGTGCGGATGGGTTTGTGGGCGCTGTTCGGGATCTTCTTCATAATGAGTCGGATCGGAAGTGTTTGATTCGTCGTAGTATGTTTCATGTGAAACGTGATCGAATGGTTGGTAATGAGTCGTTGCGGAGCAGGTATACTAAGGCACTAGGATGATTATTACGGAACGACAGGACTGGCGTAGGCCGATTGATGCTCATGCCGAGGAGACGTATGATCTTGAGTCGGGCGAGCCTCAGCGTAGCATTATGTGGTATTTGAAAGGCAAGTTTCAGGAGGAGGATGCTGTTCGTCTTGCTCAGGGTCTTGCTTGTGGTGTTTGTTTGTCTACGTTTCCTGCTCGTCCTGCGATGGAGAATATTCGTGATTTTCGTCCGATTGCGCACGAGTGGGAGCCTGTCCGTAGTAAGGATGAGGTGTTGGCGATGATTGCTCAGAATAAGTGTCCTACGTGCGCGTCTGAGGTTAGTTCGCAAATGCATAATGCGCTTCACCGAGGACTCGATCCGCTTCGTCCTAAGGATGATGATTAGTGGCTACGTTCGCTCAACTTAAAACGCGCGCACAGAATCTCGCGTTGAATGATGATGACACTGAAGCTGGCCTTCATGTTAACGATACGCTTGATGACATTGTTATTAATGCGCAGTTGAAGATTACTCAGGTCAGCAAGTCGTTGACGGTTAATCAGTCGGTGTATCGGTTTAGCACTGATTGGGGCTTGTCTGATTTTGGTGCGCTTCAGTATCTTGAGTATCTTGGTCTTGGTTCTACGTATTCGTATATCCTTGAGCCGTCTAGTCCTGACGAGTTGCTTGCGTTGAACGCGACGAATCCGATTGGTGCGACTCGTAAGTATGCGTTTATGGGTTGGGATACAGTTCGTTTGTGGCCTGTGCCACAACAGACTGGTGATACGTTGAAGATTTATTATGCGCAGTCCGCATCTGATCTTGTTAATGCTACGGATGTTCCGCCAGATGTTCCATCCCAGTGGCATTGGCTTATCTCGGTTGGAGCTGCTGCTCGACTAGCCGATGCTGTTGGCGAAGACCAGAACCTTAGTAACGCGCTGGACGCAAAGTTTCAGAATGGCATGATTGCGTTTCAGAAGTGGCTTACTCGTCACCAGGGTCGTACGGCTCGTCGTATTGAGGTCGGGTACTTGCGTAATCCTCGTCGTCCGTTCCACGATAATTCTACGTACTATTCGTTTAGCAATCAGCGCGGGTACTAGCCGTGGCTGGAACTGTTAATTACGCCAGCCATTCCAACTTTTTTACGGGAATGGTTCGTGACATTCCACGCCATCTTATTCCTGATGGTGCTGTTTATGATGCGCTAAATATTGTAATCACGAATGCTGGTTCTCTTGCAAAACGTAGTGGCTCTACGCGCGTATTGTCAAATACGACAAGTATGGCTCCTACGCAGATCGTTGCTCAGCGTAGTGCAAATGTTGATAATAAGAAGTTTTTGTATCCGGCTGCTGTTAATGGTGGCGTGTTGCAGACAGCTTCGCTTCCTTATAGTAATAGTACGGCGACTCTTACCCCGTTTACTACGAGTATTACTGCTGAGTCGATTAGTACGCCTACGATTTATGGTGATTCTGGTGTGTATCCGATTGCGTCCGCGTCGGGCGCGAGTCCGCTTGCTTGGTGTGGTGGTGTTGATTTTTCTTCGGCATCTCCCGCTCCGGCAGAATCTACGACTGTTGTTTCGTGTACAACGGTTGTTGGTAATCCGGATCTTCCTGTTGGAGCTACGGCAGCAGCAAAGATGGCTCAAGGCGGGTATGTTTTCTTGTCTAATGGTGGTACGGACGAGTTTGTTGGGCGCATTGTCACGGTTGGTTCTACAACTGTTACGGTTGATCCAGCGCCGCTATACGCAAAGACGTATACGACTGCGGCGTATTATCCTGTTCTTCCACAGGTCGGCACTCGTAATGATGGTCAGTACGTAGCTTCGGCTGGGTGCGTTGGCACGTTCGCGTCGGGTGGTGATTCACGCCTTGTGATTGGTGACGTGCGCATTGTTGATGCGACGACGGGTAAGTCTACGCAGCATCCAAATCGGATTATGTGGAGTGTTCGAGAAGCCGCCGATGCGACCGTTGCGCAGGTTGATGGTCTTGTCCAGGCGACTCGTGCTGGTTTTCCCCAGTTGAATTACATTGATGTTGAGGATATTGAGCGCATTGTGGCGCTTGTGCCTGTTGGTTCGGGCAACATGATGGTGCTAGGTACTCGTAATTGTGTGATGCTGAGTGGTTATCTGCTCACGCAAGCTGGTGGTATTGCGAATGCCACGCTTAGTCGTGGTGGTATTACGGCGAATATTCGCGGGTTCTCTCAGCAGGTCGGGTGTATTAGTGCCGGTAGTGTGCAGCGTACGACTGCTGGTGTGATGTTTGCCGCTCAGGATGGTGTGTACTTGACTGACGGAGCAACGCTTGTGAATACGATGACGAAGAAGATTGCAAACTTGTGGGGCGACTCGACGGGCGGAGCTATTACGTTTACGTTCAATAAGTCGTTGTTTGGCGGGCCGGACGGATTTGGTTCTGGCGGATCTGCTACTGGCGTGTTTGGGTCTGCCAATATTAATGATTCGCACTATTACATCAGCACGGCTGCTGGTGGTTTCTTGTGTGATCTTCGTAATCAGTTTGGTTGGACAAGGTTTAATCAAGGCCAGTTGGAGATTACGTCAAGTGCGACTGATCCTGATCAGACAAGTAATCGTGTGTATGCGACGAAGTATGGTGCTACGACTGCGACGAGTGGTTATGATCGTGTGATTCGCCTTGATCGTGTGGTAATTCCAGATAATTATCCGTACGATGTTGATGGTACAAAGTTTAATGCTCAGATCATTACGCGAGCTTATGCTGAGGGTGATCCTGCACAGAAGCGTCGGTATCGTCATTCAATGTTTACGTACAACATGTTTGGTGGGTCTACGACGTATCCTTCGTCGTCGTTGTATCCGTCGTCTAATACGTATCCGAGTATTGGTGTTGGCTTGTTTACGGTGACGGCTACGAAGGGTCTTGCTGCTGATGGAGCGTCGGTAACGCTTGGTTCTAAGAGTGCTTTGAATAAGGCTTCTAATTCTGCTGTTGCGCGGTTTGATAATCAGGTGTTGTCGCAGGCCGTGACGTATACGATTACGACGACGAATTATCCTCCTTCGTTTGCTTTGTATGAGATTACGAATGGGTTTAACCAGCTTCGTCCTGGTCGTGTTGCGTAGTGGCTAAGGATCATGTTGATCCTCCGGCGATGCCGGATGTTCCGGCGATGCCGAAGCCGCCGGATTCTCGTATTATTCCGCTTGATCGTCAGCCTCCGCTTACGCATCAGCAGGTTGAGCAGGTTCGTTTTGGGTTGGGTGATACGGGGCCGCTTGCTCAGGCTGTGATGAATGCGAATGTGCCTGCACTTCAGAAGCAGCTTGCGATTGGTGCGGTTTCGTGTTTGTCTACTCGTAAGCCTGCTGATCCGGTTGTTGGTCAAATGATTTGGGAGACGGATACGCAGCAAGTTAAGTTTTGGGCTGGTACTACGTGGGTTACTCCTGCTAATGCTACGCCGACTGGTTCTCTGAAGGCGTTTGCTGGTTCTGCTGCTCCGACGGGGTGGTTGTTGTGTGATGGTAGTGCCGTTAGCCGTACAACTTATGCGGGTTTGTTTGCAGTTACCAGCACTACGTATGGCGTTGGAGATGGTTCAACGACATTTAATGTTCCTAATCTTGCTGGTCGAGTCCCAGTTGGTGCTGGTACTGGCGCACAGCAAGGTGTTGCTGGTTCTGGTGTTATTACTGGAGGAACGGCGTTGGCGACTCGTGCTCGGGGAGAGTTTTTTGGTGATGAGCGTTTGCAGACGCATACGCATACGCAGAACTCGCATGGTCATAGTTGGACAGGTGTTAATCCAGCAGCGGGAACAGGCGGATCGCTGGGAAATTATCCTTTTAGTATTTACAACGATACTGCAACTAACTGGGCCGGTTCGCCTGGAAATATTGATGCGACTACGGCAACCAATCAGAATGCTGGTAGTGGAGCGGCGCAGAACCTTCAGCCCAGCCTTGTTACAAACTACATCATCAAAACGTAACCCTATAGGTATACTCTAACCGTGACCTCCACCCTCTACGCACCCCAGCGCGTCAACTACAAACCAACCGCACCAGCAGCAAACCCCGAAACCGACCCGCGCAAGATCCTCCTCGACTCGCTCAAAAAGCTGGGCGACAAGAAGACGCAGGGGATTATGAATCAGTCGCCTGCTGCCGTGATGGGAGCTGTGACGAATCCGAGTGATGTTGCGAGTGGGATGAAGGGTAATATTCTTGGTGGTGTGGAGACTCGCGCTCGGATGATGGGAGGCAGATAATGGCAACAAAAACCGTAACTGTTTCTAATCGTGGCAATTACACAGTAAAAGGCACGCCTAAGGGCATTACGATTCCTAAGGTTCCGACTGCTGGTTCGATTACTACGGGAAAACAGGGCGTTGATTTTGTGTATCGTCCTGGCGGGCCGCAGG